ACATTCTTGACGGACACACCCCCGACCAGATAGCACAGGCAAAAATAATAAAGCACGCAGTAGCCATCGACGACACCATTTCGGGTATTCTACTTTTGAAAATAGCAGGAGAAAGCAACGGCAACCGCATTCCGCTTTCTGATGCTCAAGAGACGCAGATAAAAGAGTATATTCTACGCATTAAATACGCCGGAGTAAAAACCCGACTTATCAACGAAGAGGGCGATACCTTCAATTGTATAGTAGATATTTGGTACGATCCATTGTTGCAAAGCAACGCCGTAAAAACCGACTGCGAAGCTGCCATGAAAGCCTACCTCCAAAACCTACCATTCAACGGCGAGTTTTCTATTATGGCACTCACCGACACACTCCAAGCCGTAAAAGGTGTAAAGATAGTACAGGTACGCAACGATTTACAAGATGGCTGTTATGCTGTGGATGCACTACGCAACCGCTATGAAATAACAGACAAAGCAACACCCTACGCCGGATATTTTAATCCGGGGACACTAAAAATAAATATGAAACCTTATTAGTAATGCACGAGCAAGTATATAGAACCGATTTTGTACCAATGGCCATAACACTATTGCCAATGCCGCTACGCAAGGCGGGCATAGTGGCAGTGCTGTGTGCAATAATGTGGATATTCAACGAAATATTAAGCGGTAAAAACTGGCTCAACGACTACCGCAAAGAAACCTTCATTCAGTTGGAATTCAACGCACAAGTGTGTCGCTTGGAATACTGTTTAAACTACTTATTCAACAACAAACAACCCGGAATAGAGGTAATAGATAGTCAGGCAGACGTGGCAGATCCTTTTTACATCTACCTCCGCGACCCACGACCGGCATCGATATTAATGCCCGTACATCTTAATGCCACCGCCGAACACATAATGCTCAACGACCGAGCCCATAATGCAGAAGAACGTGTGGACTTTACGGTGTATGTTCCCGACAATATCAGCCTTGGCGAAGAGGAATTGAATAGGTTTAAATCGGTAGTAAACAATGTAAAAACACCGGGCAAAAAATGGAAGTTAATTCATAATGCATAATTCACAATTCATAATTCACAATTATGGCACAGAAAGAGACAATATTAGGCAACTATTTGAAATGGTCGCACTTTCCACTCGACTGCGAAAGTATGGACTACATACAGGAAAACATCAAGCATCTTGCTATGATAACACAGATAGCGGGGTATGATACATTAATATTAAACGGCTGCACCCTCAGTGGCGGACGTGTGAGCGAAGGCTACGTCTACCTTCGCACTGGCAACGACCTTGTGGGCGAAATTTTCTATTACCCCGGTGGAACCGGCACAGCCGTTGGCATAGCCTCAGACCCTGCCGTCACCAACATCGACACCGTAGCCAACAACGAACCATTTACAGCCGCCTATACCAAACGAATGCTTATCGACGGCGCAGGAAGCATAAACCTTAGAACTGTAAGAAAATTATCGGCTATTACCAACAAAAAACTGTATGATTATATAGACGAAAAGGCAGATGATGATCATAATCATGACGATAGTTACTACTCAAAAACCGAAATGGACACCAAATTGGCAGATAAGGCGGAGAAAAATCATACACACGACGACCGTTACTACACCGAATCCGAAATGGATGGTAAGTTAGCATTAAAGGCGGCATCAAATCATACTCACCCTTACGCTAATGCAACTCATACCCACAACATTTCAGAAATAACAAATCTGCAAAGCAGTCTTGATGGTAAGGCGGAGAAAAATCATACACACTCTTACGCAGCATCAAACCACAATCACGATACGGTATATTACAAAAAGACTGAGGTATATACTAAGAGTGAGGTAGATGATAAGTTTGAAGTATCGACTTATGTTAAAAATATTGAAAGTTTAGAAGGAAAGATTATGCTAAGAAAGCAAGGAAAGTTTGTTTTCTTATCATTTAGTAGTTTGAGGTGGCAGCCGATAGGTAATGGTATTGTATGTCAATATGAAAACTTAATAATACCAGAAAAATATCGACCTGTTTACACTAGTTATGGTGTGGGAGTTGGGTCTACCGGTGCAGCTACATATCTTGACAATCAAGTGCAGTTTTGGGTAAACCCCAACGGGCAGATCTGTTGGTGGAGGGATTCTCCATACACTATCATTAATGGCACCATCTGTTACATAACCGACTAACACCCCACACACCTTATATATAATAATATCACTAACCAATTTAAACCCCATTAAATTATGGCAACAACAAGAGCAACATTAAAACAGTACTTTAAAAAGTACGCTACGCCCACCGAGGCACAGTTTCACGAGTTGATCGATGCCTTTGTGCACAAAGACGAGGACAGCCTTACTCAGAGCAAAATTGACGGCTTGGTGCAAGCACTCAGCGAAAAAGTAACTACCAACGAAGTAAACACCTTGGTGGAAAACAAAGTAACCGAGATAGTCTCCGACCCGCAGTTCTCCGCCGCTCCCACAGCCCACAGCCACGTGGCTGCCGACGTAGAAGGACTTTCTGATTTCATCACCCGTGTAACCAACTTTTTAGACAGTGCCGACGTTTCCGACACCACCATCAACCGCTGGAAGGAAATAGAAACATTCCTTACCGGCATCACCGACCAAGAGACACTCACCGGGCTTTTGCTCCAACTCAAAAACGAAATCCTTGCCCAAATTCCCGAACCGCAAACCGGCAACTACCTCAAACAAATCTCCGACCTCGATGCGTACACAGAGGCGCAAGAAGGCGAGATTGTGCAGTATGTGGGTAGTACTACGGAGAATTACAGAAGAGGATTTTGCTATGAGAGGGTGGCTGGTGAGAGTTTGGTTATACCGTCAGGCACAGAAGGCAGAGTCTATTCTACTTCCAGTTACAATCAAGAATATGATTGTGACAACGATCGAGAAGTTTATCCAACAGGAAGAGTGTTTGACGGCTACTCCGTTTCGATAAACAATAACCCAGACCAACCAAATTTTGCACACTTTGTAATAGGAGAACCGGAAGTAGGCAACTATGCTTATATGAATGGTAAAAAAGAAATCATAAGAGTTACTACAATAAGTGGAGAAGGTCAATGTTACTATCTCACCGGATACGAAGGCCCATATAAATGGACAGCACCCATCAAGATAGAGGAATTGGTTAGTAAAATTGGAACCATCATTTTGCACCCAATACGAATTGACGGAACAATTGGTGAGCCGGATTATTTAATAAGGGAATCCGATGGCATGTTTCACCAAAATTCTGGATCGACCACAATACAATCCGAACAAGATATTGTTTACGGAGAAATACCTGCGCATTGGCAACCCATTGCCACCTCACCCGTAGTCTCTTAACTAACCCCCATCACCCACTAATTTCAAACGGCGTTAAAACAGCGTTGAAACGCCGTTTGATTTTTTAGTTATTTTCCATAAACCACCAAGTGGTGGCGGCATATTTTTTAAGGCGTTTTGGTGCTTTTGGTTTTCTTTTCAAAGGCTTAGGGTCTTTGGCGTAATCGTGGAAATACCTTACCACAAACAAAACACCGCCAATGATACAAAGCACCATTGGTACAGTGTCAACTTCGGCAAGCCAAAAACAGAAAGCAAGCGCGAAAGCAATAACCGATATTAAATAAAAGTGTTTCATAATGGATAATAAAACAGTGTTATGCACCACCGCAATCGCCACCGTCGCAGTTTTCCATATACCACCAAGTGGTGGCAGTATAATTAGGACGTTTGTGATAGTCTAATCCTTTGTTGGAATCTTTTTGGTTTTTCTCCCGACCAAACAGGTAGAATAGAATAAAGCATACAGCAGACACTACCAATAGAGGTATTACGACAAAATTCAACTCTATCAGATAAAACAAAAAACTCGCTACCAGTGCGACAATAGAATATGTTTTAAAGTTTTTCATAATGGATAATAATCTTGATTATAGTATACGAATAATTCCCGAAGGAGTTTCGGAAATAGCAAAACTTCCAGCAATAATTGACGGAGTAGGCAATGCTGTTGAGCGAGTTAATTCTACCACTAACCCTTTGCAGCAGATAATAAGCATACTTACCAACATACAGACATTATTGTTTGCAGTTGGCAACGTTGGTGTTGAGAGTTTTAATAAGTTAGACCAGATACTTATAACCAATCAAGAAGGCTTTCGCAAAGGTGCAGAAAACGCCGATAAGTTAGAAAAGGAGATTGACGATATAGGTAAGGCAAGTAAAAAGGCGGGGCGCGAAGTTAAGACCGGTCTATTAGAAAACCTTGCAGGATTAGGTCAAGCCTTTGTGGGTATCAAAGCAATGGCGCAGACTGTAATAGGCGCAATTGCTCCGATATTTAAGGAGGGAATGTCACGCGAAAATGCAGTATCAGACTTTGCAACACTCTTGGGTAGCAAAGAAGAGGCGGCGAAGTATGCCGAGGAACTCAGAAATACGGCTGCCGCCAAACTATATGGTGCTGGTACTATCAACGACAACGCAAAGAGTATGCTTGCCTATGGGTTGGATGCCGACACTGCAAAAGAAACCCTTGCCGCCATCGGAGATATAGCAATGGGCGATGCCAATAAAATGAATAGTCTTGCCACGGCTTTTTCGCAGATGTCGAGCCTTGGTAAATTGCAAGCACAAGATTGGAAACAGATGGTAGGTGCGGGTTTCAATCCGTTTATCCAGATGCAAAAAGACCTCGGAAAAACGGCAGAGGAACTTGACACTATGATGTCAAAGGGTCTTATCTCTGCCGATATGGTTAAAAACGCTTTTACAAACGCCCATTCAGCCACATATACAGACCTCGAAGGAAAAGTTCACGTAACTACTAACCCAGCAGAAGTTGAAAAAGTAAGAAAGGAGTTTGCAGATAAAGGTATTGAGGCAGAATTTAAGGTGGATAAAGGGCAATTTTTCGGAGCATTGGACGATACTCTTAATAATACTCTTAGTGGCAAATTAGCATCTCTAACCAGCACATTCGATGATTTGAAAGCCAAGATATTTGAGTTATTAGTCCCCCTTGCCAACAAGTTGGTGCCTGTAATAGAACAACTGATCCCCGTAATATCAGACCTTGCAGAAAACGTCTTAGCCCCTGTGCTTGATTTCGTGGCGGAGTATTTTGATGTATTGTTACCGTTAGCAGAAATTATTGGAGTAATAATTGGGTTATATAAATTATGGACGGGCGTACAAACAATACTTAACGCCATAATGTCAGCAAACCCCATTTCGCTAATAATCATAGCCATTGCCGCATTAATTGCAATGGTGTACAAAGCCATTGATGCTTGGGACACTTGGGGTGCTGCGCTTACTCTCGTACTCGGGCCAATAGGTGTTATTGTTAATCTTGTAATGACCTTAAAAAGCCATTGGGATAGCATTGTAGAGGCATTCAACAATGGTGGAATTATTGGAGGAATCAAACGTATTGGTGTAGTTCTTTTAGACTGTATACTAAAACCTGTGCAGCAGTTGCTTGAAATGATAGCAAAGATTCCGGGTATAGGCGATATAGCCCAAGGACTTGCATCGAAAGTTGAAAATCTCCGTCGATCATTAGACCTTATAACACCCGAAGAGGACGAGGCTCGCAAAAAGGCAGCGGAAGGTAGCACTGAAACACAGGATTCTCTCACTGGGGCAGTAAACTCGCTTACCACGAAAGGCACGGGAACATTAGCCAACGCAGCCACACCAAAAACCGAATCCGTAGCCTCCGGCGGCACCCGAAACACCCAAATCACCATCAACCTCGACAATATGGTAGAAACAGTAAACTTCAATGGCGGCGTAGAAGAAAACGCCCAGCGTACCACCGACACATTTGTGGAATGTCTACTCCGTGCCCTCTACTCCGCTCAAACCGCTGTATAATTCATAATTCATAATCACCATGAAAGGCATACAATTAGACGACACAACCCACGACCTCAAAATAAGAGAACGTGGTATTGCTGTGGGCGAAACCACCGAGCAAAACCAGTACTTGATACTTGCCACCCATCGTGGCGAGTGGAAACAATACCCTTCGCTCGGTGTAGGCATCGGCGACTACACCAACGACAACGACACCGATTTTCTCCGTCATTCAATATTAGAAAACTTTCGCATGGATGGCCTCGCCGTCAGCAGCATAAAGTTTGCCCACAGCGGCATAGAAATAACAGCAGACTATAAACAATAAAGCCATGTCAACAATAACCATCAATCCCTACACCCCAGCATGGGGTTACAACCCGGCAACAATGGCACAGGCGGGAATTATCAGAGGGTTTCATATACCCACGAGGTTTCCACGTGCCAAAATGGAAGTACCAGTAACGTTGGTTTTGGAAAACGAAAACCCCGGAGAATCAGACCCTGAAAAAAAGCAAGGCGAAGAGTTCACACTTCCATTAGAGCCATTGGTTTCCATAAGTGGCAAAAATAATCTAATATGCCGCAATATAGCCTTCAACGATAAAAAGATGCACGGCACAGTAAAAGAGAAATGGAGCACTGACGACTGGGATATTACCATTGCTGGTATACTCATAGCCGACGAAAATCACCAATTGGAGGACTATTTAAACGAACTACGCAAATATACCGAAGCCAACCGCAATATCAAAATAATATGTCCATATCTTAACAAAGGCTACGGAATAACACGAATAGTAATAGAATCATACGATTTTCCATTTACAAAAGGTGCCGACTATCAGACATACACACTAAAATGCAAATCAGACGATTCAGAAATTAACCTCTTAATCTAATTATGCATTATGAATTATGCATTATGAATTATTGAACTATGTATAAAATTGATTGGAAAATAACCATCGACGGTCGCGACCTCCGCATATTAGACAGCGTAGAAATCACACGCGACACCGAGAACCTCACCGATAGTGCGGTAATCAAACTGCCATCGTGGGTCTACAACCGCTATATAAAAGACGTTGACACCATCAAACGCGACCAAACTGTGAGCATTTCGCTCGGCTACGATGGCGACCTTCACCAAGAGTTCTCCGGCTACATCCGCAGTGTGGAACGCGATCCTTCGGGGCTTGTAATCAACTGCCAAGACGAGATCTACAAGTTTAACCTAACAAAGATGGAAGACAAGCCTTACGACAAACCAACGGTAAAAGACCTTTTAAACGTCGTTATAAAGGCTGTACAACCCGACTTAAAACTCAACTGCAAATACGATTTTGCATACGACAAGTTCACAATAAAGAATGCCACAGCGTTGGACGTGCTAAAAACCATTCAAGACGAGTGCCACTGTATGATGTACATTAAAGATGGCGTATTCAACGTAACACCGCCATACATCACGCCCGAAAGCACCAAAACTGTGCGTTACGACACATCAAAAAACGTTATGGCAGATGGTTATTCACTTAAATATAAGGATAAAGAAGACAGAAAACTAAAAGTAACAGCAAAAGGAAAAGACAAAACCGGCAAAGAACTCACAGCCGAACGTGGCGAAGGAGGCGGCGACACCGAAACCTTCGACTACAAAGGCATTGCTACACAAGAGATGCTTGATTCCATTGCCGACAATATGTATGCCGCAAAAAGTTTCAGCGGCTACGAAGGCGGCTTTCAAGCGTGGTACTTGCCGTTGGTAAGCAAAGGCGACACGGCGGACATTTCAGATCCGAACGACCCAGACCGCAACGGCAAATATTTTATAAAGTCGGTTGTAACCACGTGCAGCAGTGGTGGTATAACGCGGAAAATCACCCTCGGAAAGAAACTTTCTTAACGCTGGCTCCTGCGCGATTGGTTGTACTTGTCGCCGGGTTTGAGTTTCACAGGGTTTCGTTCAAGTTCTTTTTTGGTATAAAAGACAAGGGTTTTGGCATACTCAATACATCTGCGGTCGTAATCCTCGCGTTCTTTGTCGGTCATATTGGCGCGGACATCGGTATGTTTGACGAAATGATATGAATCTTGGTAGCCTCCGTACTTAAACTCGCGTTCCATATACGCGGTGCTGTCGGGGGTGTAATAGAGCCAGTAACACTCAGATGGTTTGCTCTGAGCCATTCCAAGACAAGGCAGAGCCAATAACGATAACATTAAAAACTTTTTCATAATGGGCAAACATTCAGAAATTAAACAATTGATACGTTCTATAGCCTCCACTGGCGGCGGCGCAACGCTTTTCGAAGCCACCGTGGTTGAAAGCAAAGGTACGGAATGTACCATTAAATATCAAGGCTTGGAGCACAAAAACGTGCGCCTTGTATGCGGATTTTCACAAAGTTTAACAACCGTCATCGTAAAACCCGCTGTCAATAGCACCGTCCTCGTCGCCGACCTCTCCTCCGGCAAAATGCGCGATCTCGTGGTGCTGATGGTGGAAACAGCCGAAACCATAACAATCAACGGAGGCAACGAAACCATAACAATCAACGGCGGCAAATTAGGCGGCTTAATCAATATCGCAGCACTAACCAACAAGTTGAATGCCTTGGTTAACACTTTTAACACACATGTTCACTCTGTATCAGGGAAAGCTACCTTAACCACTACTCAACAGGCACAGACATTCAAACAATCCGATTACGAAGACACCAAAATAAAACACTAAACACCATGGACATAACACGCACCGAACGCTACAAGCAATGGCAGGCAGAGATGAAACACTTTCAGAACATCTGCGCCAAACATTCCATAACAGAAACCAAAGCCGCACAGCAACGCCGCATAACACGCGCCAAAAAAGATTACGCCTATTTTGTGCGCACATATTTTCCCGAAATAGCCCGTTGCAAATGCGGCAAGTTCCAAACTGATGCCGCAGAATATATCCTCGCCAACCCAAACGCCCGAGCCGTATTCGAGTGGGCACGCGGACACGCCAAAAGTACTCACATGGGCGTACTCGTACCACTTTGGCTCAAAATCCAAGACAAACGGCAGTTCTACACCATGGTTGTTGTCTCCAAATCAGAAGATGCCGCCGACCGTCTCCTTGCCGACCTTCAACAGCAACTCGCCTACAACGAACTCTACATCCACGACTTTGGCACACAGATGAAAAGCGGCAACTGGAGCGAAGGTGAGTTTCTCACCACCGACGACTGTTATTTCGTATCCCTCGGACGTGGACAGTCGCCGCGCGGTCTCAAAAACAACTCCCACCGTCCCGACTACATTGTAATCGACGACATCGACGACGATGCCATGTGCCGTAACCCTCAGCGCGTGTCCGAAGCCACCGAATGGGTGCTCTCTGCGTTGTTCGGCACAATGGAGGCAGGTCGCGGACGCTTTATAATGGTTGGCAACCTTATTAACAAAACCTCCGTGCTTGCAAAAGTAATGGAACGCCCCGGCGTATTCCACACACAAGTCAACATCTTGGACACCGACGGACAGCCCACGTGGAAAGAAAACTACAAACTATCTGAAATCCGCGAAATGCGTTCAATGATGGGCGAACGCAACTTTGAAAAGGAGTATATGAACAATCCGCTCGTAGAAGGTGCTATTTTTGAACAGCGGCACATCAAATACGCACCAGCCTTGCCGCTCCGCCAATACCGCAAACTCGTTTGCTACACCGATCCGAGTTTCAAATCATCCGCCACCGCCGACTATAAAGCCACAGTTCTTGCCGGTCTCACCGCCGATGGACACTATCATATATTAAAGGTGTACGCTGCGCAAACCTCAGTTTCCGCCATGATAGAATGGCACTACGACCTTATTAAATGGATTGCAGGACGCGCCCCCGTACAGTTCTACATGGAAAGCAACTTCATGCAAGACCTTATCCTCGACGAGTTTCGCAAAGCCGGAGACCTCGCCGGGCTTCACATCCCCATACTTGGCGACCCTCGCAAAAAGCCCGATAAGTTTGCCCGCATCGAAACCCTTCAACCCCTTTTCGAGCGCGGCCTTATAACCATCAGCGACACCGAGCGCACCACCGAAGGTGTTAGAATACTTATAGAACAACTCTTAATGTTCCAGCACGGTTCACACTCACACGACGATGCCCCCGATGCCCTTGAATCCTGCATCTGGATGCTCTCCCGTTCTCATCGCCGCACCTCCTCCCGCTACCTCCGTCTCCCCCGCGCCAACAGAAAATGGTAAAACGATGATTAATTGAGTTGAAATAGGCGATTAATTGGACGGTAGAGAATAGATAT